GACTGCGATATAAACGGAATGGGGTGCGAGTGGGTAGTTTGTTGATCCATAATTGACAGTGGCTCCAGATGGATTATCGATCACATAGCAGTCAAGAACACCGCTGACTGCATATACATTGGCAAAGATCGTATCCGTAGTTCCATGGCTATTCAGTGCCACAGATTTCTCGCGTCTGGATTCAAATGCCTGAGGGCTTTCTACATCAGCGCCAAGGATGCCTGCCGATGCGTTCGTGATAGTGTCCCATCCCGGAATGGTCTTGTAAATCTGAGACAAGGCTCCAGCGGCGCAAGGAATGGGGCCAGTGGCAACGTTGGCAAATTCCGCCTGCACAGTCCCCGACGGGCCGATTGTAACTAGGTTCAGGAGCGTGTAAACATTCCCAGAAGTATCGAGAGCCAAGGCTCCGGCTGGAATGTTCGTTCCAGGTAGACCGCCCAGTGTTGCAATGACGACCGTTGCTACGGCAGGATTTCTGGTCATAAAGTAAAGCTGACCGATGGCATCCTGAAACGGCCCTGAGGAATAGAGCGGGTTGATCTGATTGACTATATAAGCAATCTCGCTATTCTTTTCAGCGATGATAGCCGCCTCGCTACTGGCCAGTTGTCCCTGCGGGGTAGAAAGGGACGGATTCAGTCCGCCCCCAAAGGCGTTATCCAAGTCCGTCTGAACGCCAGTAAGAATCTCAGCGTCCGTAGGAAGAACGACCCCAGTCGATGTCCATTGAATTGGCGGTACTGCCGTGCTTCCCATATAAAAATCCCTCAGAAATTGATTGTCGTTACAACATTATCGCTGGTTGTAAACTGCACCTGACCTGAAACTTCACGGCCAGATATTTCTGTAATGGCTGTGTTCGCGATTACGACTCCGGGAACCGTCAGGGCTGCCTGATCCATGGCGTTGGCAATCTGCGCCGTAGTGACTCCCGGCTGCAATAGCTGCTGAAAGTATGGCACACCCTGCGTCGTGTCATACCATAGTTCTCCTTGAAAAGTACGGATTGCGCTGGCCACATCCTGAGCCACTGCATAAGGAGGTTGCGCCATCGCTATATTTCCACTGGCATCCAAGACCAAGTCCCATGCCACGGTATCCAGAAGCAACGTGTTCATTGGAGTCGCCATGTCATTGCCCTTTCAATACTTCCGTTTCTGATCCTACAGGGATTGTCGGCCCTGTATATCCAATTGAAACAAGAAATGGGTACAAATTGTTAGAAAACCACTGAAAGAAAGTGTCGTTGACCAGCGCTAGGGCCGTTCCCCCGTTTTTAACTGCTACCTCTGGAGCTTGGAGCGTGATGCCGCTCGAATTGAATTGAAGGAATTGACTTGGCGCTCCGTTTAGCAGACCTCCAAGATACATGCCGTCTGAGAAATCGTGCATCCGAAATGTATTCGGGTTGGATTGCGCTTTCGTGTTTTTAACGTTGGTAATATCTCGGCTAGCAAATACGGCTATGCCAATGTCTCCGGGCTGCGGGTCGATAATAATGGCATTCGATCCGCCCTGAACTCTCAGATAGGGCAATTCGTACATGGTCAAATGTGGCGTAGACAGCCCCTGTCCGCTGATCTGATTGACCATAATCTGAACATCGACCGTTCCCACCGGGGAAACTCCGCCACTATTGCTGCAATTCACCACCTGTACGATAGATGCGGTCTGGACTTTTGAGAGCATCTGCTGCACGAAAAAGCGCAGGTTGTTATAGACGCCCCAAAAGTCTGAGGGCTGGAGAAATCCTGCGAGACTGGCAAGCTGTTGCCCCATTAAAACACTCCGAACGAAGAAATAACCTTGGAAGAAACAGCATTGATAGTTGACTGCCATGGCCCATCTTCCACTTGGCAGGACAAAGAATGTGTCATGGATTGAACGATCCAAGTTCCGCTGGCATTCGCCAATGAAGACTGGACTTGAACGGGGCCACCAAAGACAATGGCCGGATTGAACAGGGTATCAAAGTTAATTCCGGTACGGTTGAACATCGGATAGCCAATCAATCCAGTTTGGGGTGAAATCAAGGCAGAAGCCTTTGCGCGCGCTGTACCATTCGGAGCAATCGCTAACGTGTTGGGCGACGTGCTGTCGAGGTACATCCAGAAACGGTAGGCCATCATCAGATTCCTTGCCTGTTCCATTAGCGTATTGGCAACATAGGTTCCCTTGCTGATGATTCCTGAAACTCCATTGTTTTCAAACTGGTACCCCATGGCGTTGGCGATTTGCTGCATGGCCGTAGCAATTGGAGTGTTTGCAGCAATACTCAAAGGAGGAGAAGGAACAACAAGCTGGTAATACCCAACCATGGCCTGAATGTATAGGTACACATCCGGCATCGAAGTATAGACGCCCCACGCATTCAGGATTTGCCCATTGTAGACGACGGTTTCTTGGTTGCCGTCGATGGCAATGACCTGAATAAGGTTTTCTCCGCTGGCTGGATCAGTGGGGACAAGACTGTCCCACTGCGGACTTGTCAGAGCGTTCATCTGCGAATCGGTGAGTCCGTAAATTTGCGCTGTCAGGGTTCCCATCATCGCTCCGCCTGCATTGTCAATTCGCACCACAGAACGAAGTCCATCCAGCGTGATGGTGTTGTAGTTCTGGCCGTTCGATACAATGGGCGCTCTTTGCTGTGCCAATTGAATGACAAAGCGAAGATTTTTCGGATTCGCAAAGGAAGAGTTAGGCTGCGGCATTCAAGTCTCCCTGATCGATGTATAGAAGTACCCACCGAGAACCAAGACCAGTGTATTGCGGATCAGAATCCCCTTGCGTATCAAAGAAAACAAGCCATCCCGTAAAACCAAGATAGGCTGTAGGAACCAAGGTGACCATGTTTTTGCACTGCACTGCCGTTGCTATCTGGTTTCCATTCACAGACAGGTCGAAGAACATGCACTGCGTCTTAACGTAAACAGAAATGACGCAGGACTGCCCATCCAACACTACGTTGGTTACCTGCGAGGGAACTGGCTGCAAAACAACAGTCTGCATTATGGAACCCCCAGCAGCGGCGTACTGGACTGATTGATAAAGTACGTTATGTCCGGCGGCGGCATCACTCCCGGAACCAATGGCGTCTCAGACTGCCTTATGAAATACGAAATGTCGGGTGTCGTCTGTGTGTTTCCGTTGTTCAATGACTGCGCGGCACTGGCAGATTGAGGTTGTTGAATGGGTGAATTTGTAAGAGAGGCATTCACCTGGAGAACTTGGCGTAGGGAAACCTCAACAAGCAACATTGTGGCTCCGCTCGTTGCCGTCCTTTGGTAGCTATAGCGATCCACCGTACAAGCATTCTGCGGATACTGATAGACCGCATCTGGGGTAGAAACATTGAATAGCTCTGTCGATATGCAGGCCGCATCCAATGCTGCCAAGAAGGCCGTCTTTTCGTATTCGTTTCCACTGAAGGCCAATGTAACAACTGGGTTGGCAGGCTCATAGACCTTGTTGTAGGTTGCAAATGCAGCGCCCTGATTTGAAGAATTTGACTCTACCGGGAAGGTGCTAACATTCATCGAGCGAGTGAATCCAAATGAAAATACTGAAAGCGTACCTCCATCAGTTGGTTCATAGATAGGGTCGCCCTGTAATGTGAATATGCCCCACTGTGGGCTTCCCGGATTTTGATTGATGAGCCAATCCTGCTGCGGAACAACGTTTATATCAATGCGCGGCACTCCAAACGCTGAGCGCAGGATCGTCGGTACGCCTTGATAATCTGGAATCGTTGGATAGAGAATAAGTGGCATCACATTGTCCCATAATTCATTTGCGAAAGAAGCGTTACCCAATCCATGCCACGAATTGCAGACGGAGACGTGGAATTATTCCCTGTTTGATTCTGTACATTCACAGTACCAATATGCGTGTTACGACTATTGTCCGTATGCGTAACGCTGGAGTGTGTCACGCTGGAAACCGAGCTAGCCACGTTGCTGGCTCCCGATATTCCACTCAATAGAGGCGTGTATTGACCCGTTTGCCAGCGCTCCATGGCCTGCCCCTGAGTCAGGCCGCTGTATCCAGGGGAATCAAGTAGAGACTTCATGGCCGCCGCCCCTGTCGAAACATCCGGGAAAGTGGCTATCTTCTTTCCTCCCTGCGCCTCTATATATCCCGTGGCCCCATGCTTGATTGCAAAGTCTCCGTAAAGAATATCGCCTGGGTTGTTCGCCCTTTGAGGTATATTTTCTTTTCCCTTTGAGAAAAATCCCTCCAGCTTGGCGATGCCGACCATGATCCCTGACCATCCCTCCATGGCGAGATTCTTCATGGAAGACGCTCCGTCTTGGGAGAATGACTTTACCTTGTCCCAGTTCTTGTATAGCCCATACGCAGTCGCTCCGAGTCCAGCTATAGCGGCAGCGACAGCCCAGACTGGGCCGGTAACCGCAGCAAAAGCAGCCGCAATGGCCTCAAGGGCGGGCATCAGAAACCTGATTGCCCCAATCAAGCTTCCGGCCCCCAAGACGCCTGCAATGCCCATCCCAAGCGCACCCTCAGCCTTTGTATGGCTATTCAACCATGCCAGTATGGATTGCACCCCATCGCCAATCCTGCTCAGCAGCGGTGTAAATGTGCTCACAAGATTGTTCTGTGCCTTGTTGATGGCCGCCCCTATATTCACCAGCTTTTCTGTCATCCCCACAGAGGATTTCAATTGCTGATTGCTGGGAGCGAGTCCAGAAAGCTCATTTTCGTGGGACTTTATCCAAGCTGGCCCCTTTAGGATGATGTTGACCACATCCTCAGGCAGTCCGCTGGCCTCAAGAAATGAGGCTGCCTTCCAGCGATTCGGCCCCTTGTCATCGCCTTGGAATCTCTCTGATAGCTGCTCAATAATCTTTTCTGGTGACTGAAGAGCATTGATGCCCATCCGGGAGAATAATGGCAGAAGCGCTGGAGATTGACCCGTAAGAAGCTGGCCGTACATGAGCCGAGTCTGCTTGAAGAAACTCTCCACGCCTCCAACTGACCCGCCAACCTGACGCGCCATTTGCCCCCAAGCATAGAGCTTTTGCGCGTTCATTCCTAGGTTTTCAGATAGGTAATACAGATGCGTGTTGACCTTGATAATATCCTTTGCCAACGCCAGAAATACACCCGCACCGACCACCCCGCCCAATGTCGCGGCAAAGGAACCTATTTCCCCAGATAGCTTTTTGAATCCAGATTCAGCCTTGTCTGCTGATTTTTCAAGATCGCGGAGTTTCTTCTGAACGCCCGGAGCCTTCGATTCTACATCTTTGGAATCTAGGCCAAGCTGGACGATGAGAGAGTCGATAATTGTTGGCATGGCTTATTCCATTTCATTCGCAGAATCTACAGCCGCTATTTCCAAAAGATTGTAGGCATCTTCTGTTCCATACACCGTCTGCAACTCGTGCAGCGTTGCCAATCTCCTTCCCACAACCACACCGATTACGCGCGGGACATTCGCATACTCGGCTGACGCTTTTCTTTGCTTGCCGGGTGGCCTCCCTCCACGGAAGATGGCCCGGCGTCTTGAAAAAAATCCAAATGCAGTTTCAACGTCTCCCACTTCAACACGAACAGAGTTTTTGCTTCTTCCACTTGGGCTTCAAAAAGTGGGTAGGCCAGAGTAATATTCGGCTTCATGGGGTCAGGGACGAATTCCACACAGCGCATCAGATCATGCAGAAGCGGCTTCAACTGCTCCTTGTTCACAGAAAAAAGCCTCTTCAATCCAATTTCTGCTAGAGCCGCCATGCCAATTGTTCCAGCATCTTCCGGCAATTCGACATTGGCTGCCCCAAGTGCCATCATCGCGGAAATAGCCCAATCCTCCGCTTGAGTAGCCGACATTTCCGTAATCAGGAACTGCTTGCCCTTGTCCCTGTTATCTTCTCTCACAACATACGTCATCTTTTTCCGTGCCATTTTTATCCCTCAGATTTACATCAATGTCGGTTGGACGCTTCCCCAGTTGATTGAAAATTCTCTCTCCTTCAAAACTCGTCCCGCAGAGGCAATTGGGTTGTAATCCTCCAGCGTTCCCTTGTTGCAAATATAGGATTCTCCAGTCGCAGGAAGCGTGATGACTGCATAGAGATAGTACACATCGCGTGCGGCCCGTTGGGCTGCGTAGATTTGTTCAAAAACTGCAACACTGGGAGAATCAGCCTGCAACGCAAATGTCTGCTTGACTGGGTTGTAGACAATGCCTGCTGTCTTCCTTCCATCGACACCAATTTGCGTCTCTGTTACGACAAGCTGTGCTGTATCCCATGCCTTGTCCGCCGAATATCCAAAGAGTTGAACAGGGACAGGGAAAAGGTTCGGGACAGTGATACTGACGACAGAATTGGCCGATGTGATCGTGCTGGCCGCGCCTGTGATTGCGTTGATAAATCCACCCATAGTTCACCCCTTAAAGAATGTCGATTGATGCCAAACTAAACTGCTGGATTGAACCTCCGTCCGCGTAGAACAGATTGATAATCGGTGTCTGCCGGTTTCCTCTTGCTGTTGCACCCGGATCGAGAACCTGCAAGTAATAGCCGTTCGATGTGATCGATCCAGCCACATTGCCGCCAGCCGCCTGATTCACAGCCGCCGCCTGTGCCGCCGACAACTGCACGCCAACCTGAATGACCCCATTGTTCAATGCTGCATTGATCGGGCCGTTGTAGTTGGAACCACTCGCACCCGTCGGAAGTCCAACAAGCGTAGTGTGAATCAATCCATATCCGGTGGGATCATACGGAATATCGGATACGGTGGTGTAGAGAGACAAGAGAGCCATTTGCAACTGAGAGGACAGCCATATTTGATCGATGTACTGGTCTGCCCATGGGAATTTTCCGGGCATGTTTCCATTCGAGAAGAATATGAAGCCTTGATTCCTTGCCGCAAATGCTCCGTAGCAGCTATATCCATTGGCCAAAAGATTCTGATACGTCAAGATGTTTTGGCAGGTTGGCAGCACAGAGGAAGAGGCATTCGCCGATTTTCCAGCCAAGGTGATGCGCCCATTGCGCGCGCCAAAGTTGATCGATGCAATCATTCCCTGAACAAAGGCCGCAGTGTTTAAGCAGAGTGTAGAGAGATTTCCTGCCGCTGGGTCTCCCCCGATGCACATCACACCGTTGTATTCATTTGTCTTGGCCACTACACCAAAAGGCTCGGTTGCCCCCTGTACGCTGGCCTGCGCATCAGAATCCCACATCACGCCAAGGTATAAATCTGCGCTGGAGCTAAACCATTGCGCAAAGAGTTCCTTGTTGGCAAGCGTTGGCTCGACCAGATAACTCATCGTGGCCCAATTCTGGGAAACCGCCACAGCGTTATTCATTGCAGTCGTAGGCGTATCTGCATTCGCCCCTTGAGAGAGCGTGGCTCCGGTAGCCTGCGTTAGGAGCAGGTCTGCGGCAATCGAACCAGAGGCATAGGTGATCGTTTCCGTCGATCCAGTCGCCGTGGTGGTAATGATGAATGTGCTCTGCACCGCGTCCCACGTCACAGTAAACGGGGGGGATGTGAAAGCGGCCTGTATGATCGATGCGGCGTTAGAGAAACTTGTCGCGCTGGTCAAAGTGATCGTACTGGAGGTTTCCGGTGTCCCATTGACCGTAATGGTCAGAGTTCCTGAATAACCCTGAAGCGTGGTCAGAGGAACCGAAGCAAGCGACCCAGAGGTAAGCCACGCCGAGCGCGCCGCTGCGTTGTAGGGCGCGAAGAGGATTGAAGATGGAAGCTGAGTTCCGCCTGCATATCCAGCGAAATAAATGGAGGCATAAGCGAATTCCTGCGAGGAAGGCCCGAAGAATTCGGAAACGGCTGATGCACTCCCAAAACTGAGCACTGAATTTGTTGGCATGAGCGTGTTTTGCGTCAAAACCAACCCATTCATTACCAGTCCGTTGCCCCCAGCGGAGAGTACGCTGGGAACGACCGAGACAATTTGCGATGCTGGAATGCTTCCCATATATCAATTCTCCTTATGCGTCCACGTCATCAATGATGTTCATACTGAGAGCGTTTGCCGATTGCTGCGGTACGACAACAATCGGGTTGTACTGCAAAGAGCAGGTCAATGACCACCGCCGCTCATACTGCTCTTCACCTGTAATCAAAGGCATTTCCCGGCCATCGTCGCAGTACAGCGGTGCTATGCCAGTAGGAAATTGCATCACGGCCCAAGGCGTCTTCCATAC